ATGATAAAAATATACAGCCGTATCTTTAGAGTAAAAACAAACGCAACAAACTGCGCAAGCTGTCTACGTGAAATCCATAACAAAATGAAGACGGTTTTTGAAACATACGAATAATGCAAATAGAAAAGGTAAAAATATCTGAGGTAAAGAATAACCCAAATAATCCAAGAGTTATTAAGAATGATGACTTCCGAAAATTAGTTAAGTCAATCAAAGAAGCTCCGTGGATGCTTCAGCTGCGTTCTATCATAGTAAATGACGATAACATTGTACTCGGAGGTAACCAAAGATTAAGAGCTTGTAAAGAGGCTGGATTGAAGGAAGTTTACATAATCAAAGCGAGTTCATTAACAGAGGAACAACAAAGAGAATTCATAGTAAAGGACAACATCAGTTCAGGGGAATGGGATTGGGATGCTTTGGCTAATGAATTTGAAGCAGAAAAGCTTGAGAGCTGGGGTTTAGATTTGCCTATTAATGTTCGTATTGATGAAATGGAGGAAGATGAGGAGATTGTATTGCCTCAGAGCGTGCAACTGGAGCCACCAAAAGAGTATATATTGGTAATGGCTGAGCCTAACAGCGTTGATTGGGAGGAAATAAAGGAGCAGCTCAAACTAAAGGTTGTACGCAATGGCGGATACAAAAAAGGAAGCGCATTTGATTCAGTAAGCATTGAGCGAGTTATAGAGTGGAAAGATTTTAAACAACGATATGCTGATAGCCGTACCAAGTAAAAACAGAGCTGGAAGAACAACAACTGATAAGTTGCTTCCCAACCTTGTAACTTTTTTTGTTTCTGAAAGTGAAGTTCATCAATATAGCTATGTCAAAAATGTTGTAGGTATTCCTAACGATGTGCAAGGAATTACTAAAACACGAAACTGGATCCTTAAAAACACAAAGGAAAAAAGAGTTGTAATGCTTGATGACGATGTTAAAAAAACAGCGTTCGTTAAAAGGTATAGTAATAACGTTGAACACGTTAATTTAAAGGATGAGGTTTTTTGGTACGATGAATTTCAAAAGTATTTTGATATTACTGAGCAGATGAATTACAAGATTTGGGGAGTAACAACTGACCATAGTACAAAGAGCGCATATAGTTATAAACCTTTTATGTTTAAAACATACGCTTTGGGGAGTGTTATGGGTATTATCAATGATGGCGAGTATTTATTTAATGAGGAGTTTAAGGTAAAAGAGGATTACGAAATTTGCTTGAGGCATATAAAAGAAAAGGGAGGTTTGCTTGGAGTAAGGTACTTATATTGGGCGAATCACCATTATACCGATGACGGAGGATGCAAGGATTATAGAACAGTATCAATCGAAAAGGAATGCATTAAAAAATTAATTGAATTGTATCCAGGAATGATTGCAAAAGTCAAACGTAAAGGCACTCAATTTGGAATAACTTTAACAATGTAAAATGAGTAACAAGAATTTAATACCATTCAAAAAAGGGCAAAGCGGAAATCCAAAGGGCAGACCTGTAGGAAGTAAAAACCGAAGCACAATAGCAAAGAGATGGCTATCCGTTGAGCAGAATTTAAAGAATCCTTTAACAAGCGAATTAGAAGATATGAGCCAAGAGGATTTAATGACTTTAGCTTTAATCAAAAAAGCAAGGGAAGGAGATACGCAAGCCTACCAAAAATTAATGGACTCAGCTTACGGTGCGCCATTGCAACAAATCGAACAAACCAATATAGAGCAACCTTTATTCCCTGATGTTAGAGAGGACGACTGCGATAAATAAAATACTGGCTCTCAAAAAGCGAATCAAAATAATACAGGGAGGCACATCTGCTGGTAAAACGTTTGGTATTCTGCCTGTGCTTATAGACAAAGCTGCAAAAAAAAGCGGATTAGAAATAAGCGTTGTTGCTGAATCAATACCGCATCTAAGGAGGGGGGCATTAAGAGACTTTCTCAAAATAATGAAATGGACAAATCGTTTTCAGGAGGATAGATTTAATAAAAGCCATTTAAAGTACGAATTTGCAAACGGTAGCTTCATAGAATTTTTTAGTGCAGACGATGCAAGCAAGCTCAGAGGAGCGAGGAGGGATATTTTATACATCAACGAGTGCAACAATGTAACCTTTGAAGCTTACAACGAGCTTTCCATCAGAACAAAGCGAAGCATTTACCTTGACTTTAATCCAGCAAATGAGTTTTGGGTGCATAGGGAACTGAAAGACGAATCCGATGCCGATTTCATAATATTGACATACAAGGACAATGAGGGACTTGATGAGGGTATCATTCAACAAATCGAAAAAAATCGCTTAAAAGCGAAAACAAGCGCATACTGGCGCAATTGGTGGACGGTTTACGGAGAGGGAAAGGTCGGTCAATTACAAGGCGCAGTATTTACGAACTACAAAACGATTGATAGAATACCTGAGGAAGCGAGATTGATAGGCATAGGCTTAGACTTTGGATACTCTGCAGACCCTACAGCAATAATTGCAGTTTACAAATATAATGAGCAAAGGATCCTGGATGAGATGACCTACCAAACAGGATTGCTAAATAGCGACATTTCTAAAACCCTCCCTAAAGACGTTCCAGTTTATGCAGATTCTGCCGAACCTAAATCAATCGCAGATATACAACGCTACGGAATCACGATTAAAGGCGTAACGAAAGGCAAAGATTCAGTTAATTACGGAATTGATGTAATGCAAAGACAAGATTATTTAGTTACCTCTCAAAGCACCAACCTAATTAAAGAGCTGCGAAGCTATTGTTGGGATAAGGATAAAACAGGCAAGCAATTGAATAAACCTATTGACAAATTCAATCACGCTTTGGATGCGGTACGTTATCACGAAATGGAAACAATAGGCTTAAATAAAAACTTTGGAGAGTATTCAATTCTTTAGGGTATACAAATCAAAAATAAAAAGGTTATATAGTTATGAAAGTAGATTTATTACTACCAACTTCTTTAAGCGAGATACCATTATCAAGGTATCAAAAATTCGTAAAGACGAGAGAGGCTTCAAATGATGAGGAGTTTATCGCTCAAAAGATGATACAAATATTCTGCGGAATAGATTTATCTGAGGTTGGTAAAATCAAAATGAAAGACTTAAACGGATTGATTACGCACTTTACAAAAGTGTTTAGCGAAAAGCCAAAGCTTGTTAGGCAATTTAAAATTAAAAACATTGAGTTTGGCTTTATTCCAAAGCTTGACGAGATTACATTCGGAGAGTATGTTGATTTAGAAAACCATTTGCAGAATTGGGAAAGCTATCACAAGGCAATGGCTGTAATGTATAGACCAATAAATGAAAAGCAAAAGGATAAATATTCGATTGTAGATTATGAGCCAAACGAGGATATGCAAGATTTAATGAAGTTTGCTCCTTTGGATGTAGCGATTAGTGCCTCGCTTTTTTTTTGGACTTTAGGAAGCGAATTACTAAATCTTACAATCAACTATTTACAGAGAGAACTGAAGACGATGACGAATTCCAGCAGTACAGCGAAAGGCATTTATTCGGCAAGCAATGGGGATGGTATAGCAGCTTCTATGCGCTCGCTAAAAGCGATGTTACCAAGCTTGACGAAATTGCAAGGCTCAGACTTACTAAATGTCTCACATATCTCACATTCGAAAAACAAAAAAACGAAATTGAAGCAAACGAACTTAAACAACAAATGAGAAGATGAATTATTTTGATATTATAGACAAACTTAAAACGCACTTTGAATCGGATCCAATAATCAACACCGTAACTCAAGGCGATATCTTTGAGGTTGACTTGGCGAAGCAGACTATATTTCCGCTTGTGCATTTGATTGTCAATACGGCAACATTTGAGGGCAATGTAATTAGGTTTAATATTTCGATTCTTACAATGGATATTACGGATATATCAAAAGACGAAAGTCCAAACAAATTTGATGGAAACGATAACGAGCTGTGGGTACTTAATACAATGCTATCTGTCCAGAACAGATGCTACGAACTTTTAAGAAGAGGAGATTTATACAGCGATAAGTTCCAAGTAGATGGAAACGTAACTTGCGAACCTTTTACTGAGCGATTTGAGAACAAGCTCGGCGGTTTCACAATGACTTGCGACATCCTCATACCAAATGATATGACTATCTGCTAATGGCTGAATTTGAAAACATACAAGAGCTTTTAAATGACTTCCGAGATAATGTAATCCGAGAGGCAAAGAGCAACCTATCCAGTAGAACGGATTCAGGTAATTTAAAAAAGAGCTTAAAATCTTATGTTAAAGAATCAAAGAATTCTATTCAAATTAGCTTTGAGATGGATGAGTACGGCTTTTACCAAGATGAGGGGGTTAAGGGTAAGGATCCGAGCAAGGTATCTCCAAACGCAAAGATTACAGGGCAACAAGCTCCAAACAGTCAATATAAATTTGGAAGCGGAAAGAGTAACAAAACGTTTGCAGACTTTCGGAGAAAAATGGCTGCTTGGGCAAAGCGTAAAAATGTTAGGTTTAGAGATGCAAAAGGTAGATTTGCAAAAGGCGGATACAACTCAATGGGTTATATTATTGCAAAGAATATTTATAATAGAGGTTTGAAGCCTACATTGTTTTTTACAAAGCCATTTGAAAAGTATTTCAAGCAATTGCCTGATGAATTAGTAGATAAATACGATTTGGACTTACAAAGGTTGTTTGACCAAATAACAAGTGAGAATTTTAAAAGATTAAGCAAATGAATTTAGCAAGGTCGCCATACATTATAGAAATATCCGAAAGCGGACAAACAGGATCTAAGATTGAGTTGTTTCTTTGGAATACAGGAAGCCAACCAGCATCTCCTCAATATACCTTAGACAAAAAAATACCAGCATCAAATAACGTAAAAACGTTTTACAATATTTCGCCTTATGTAAGGGAGTATTTTACATTTACAACCTTTCAGAATATATACAACACTTACGATACTGCAATCAATACAAATTTTGTTGTTCAGTATGCAGTAAAAAAATACAAAGATGTAAGCGGAACATTAACCTTGTTAAGCACCGAAACAGGCGAGTTTATGGATGGCTTTGGTTACTATATGGAGGGCGCAAATCCAGGAGGTTTTACAAAGGTAGGTTTAGACGAGGGTACATATTTATACAATTACGATTCGTCTTTACCAACAAGCCAAGCTAATGCGATGGCTGGAACTATTGATGTAAACTTTTCTGATGTAAACGAATTTATTAGATACACAAATCTAAGAACAGGCGTCGTTACAAATATTGCATTTTCAACGCTTGGCTTGAGAACATTCCCAAGAGTACACGACAGTAACTTAGCAGATGGAAACAAGACCGAACTTATAAGAGGCGCATCAGTAAGGTGGACTGCAACATTTAAAAAGCAATGCGAACCTAAATACCAACCTGTAATTGTTGATTTTATAAATAAACACGGATCCTGGTCCAGGGTGTTTTTCCAAAAAGCCAAAAGAAGAAACATTGCCGTTAAGACGGACAACTACAAAGCAAATCCAGCTTCAATACCATACAGTCAAACGGCACAAGGTCAAGTAAAAGAATTTAACACAACAGGTAAAGAAACAATAAAGCTAAATACAGGATTTGTGAATGATGGTTATGCAGAATATTTGCAACAACTATTGTTAAGCGAAAAAGTTACTTTATTAGATTACGAAAACGATACGCAATACACTCCAGTAATTGTCAAAACCAAGAGCTTAGAAAAGCAAACAGGATTAAATGACGGCACAATGAATTATACAATTGAATTTGATTTTGCCTTTAATATGATAAACAACGTAATTTAATGAGGTCGGTACAAGTATATATTGAAGGGCAGAAACTTGACTTGTTTGATGACGAGCAAATCAGCGTTCAAAGTACGCAACAAAACGTGCAAGATATTAGTAAGGTATTTACGGACTTCTCGCAAAGCTTTTCAGTTCCAGCAACTCCAAACAACAATCAAATATTCAACCATTTTTACCAAAATGATGTAAGCCAAACAATAGACCAAAACATTCGGAGGAGCGCATTTATTGAGATTGACTTGACTACGTTTAGAGAAGGTCAAATATCCTTAGAGAAAAGCGAAATAAAAGACAATGAGGCATATAGCTATCAAGTAACCTTTTACGGCAACCTAACGAGCTTAAAAGATAAATTTGGGAAGGATAAGCTAAACGCCTTAACATTCCTCAACAGCTTATCGCATACTTATACAGGTCCAGAGGTATTGACAAGAATAACTGATGCAGCAACCGACCACAAGGTTAGGTATCCTTTAATCTTTAGCCGAAATGTAACTTATGGAGATGGCGGGGATAATGACATTAATACAACGAATGGAGAAGTAAGGTTTAACGAATTATTTCCAGCAATTAAATTACTCAGCATCCTTGCAGCCATAACCTCTAAATATGGGGTTGCCTTTCAAGGAACTTTTTTAGGAGCAAAGAGATTTACAAACGCCTTTTTATATTGCAAAAATGCAAATGAATTTGTATTCAATACTCCTCCAGCCCTTGCAGATATAACGGTTTTAGGTGATGGGCAACAAAACAACAATCAAAGTTTATCGGCAGACGAGTTTTTTAGTATTGCAAATGATACGCTAACAATAAGCCAATATAATCCTGAAACAACATTCCCTGACCAAGCAGCTTTTGGGGTTGGAACTTTTCACTTTGCAAGACACGAAATAAACTTCAATGTTCAGAATGTTAGCGATGCTAATGTAACTTATTACATTGATGTACACCAAGACGGTCAACTGATTCAAACATTAGAAGGCTCAGGAGGAGGATTAATTACAGGTTTAACTATTTCAAATGCTTCGGTTACAACGGCAAGAACATATCAATTTTTTATAAGAGCCACCACAAGCATTACGTTTGACTTTTTTATTCAATATGCTCAAAAAGCGAAGTATATAGTTGAAGCATTAGCGTTAAATCCAACTTATAGTAACTTCTTTCAAGCAAGAGCTTCATATAACATAACGGCTCAAATAAGCGTTTTAAATTATGTGCCTGATATGACCGTTGAATCGTTTTTTAGCGGAATGCTTAAAATGTTCAATTTAACTTGCTACCCATTGGCGAGCGATATATATCAGATTGAGCCCTTGGATGATTGGTACGCTAAAGGTGCGGTTGTGGATATTACCGAATATACGGACATAAAAAGCATTCAAGTTGAAAGGGTAAAGCTTTACAAAAACATCTTATTCAATTACCAAGAAAGCGAGAGCGCAACAAACAAGATATTTAGAGACTTAACGGATCGGGGTTACGGAAATACAGACCAGCTATTTGATTATGACGGAGGAGAGTTTAAGGTGGAGTTGCCTTTTGAGAATATGATGATGCAAAAGTTTACAGGTACCAATCTACAAATTGGCGAAACCATAGATACAAGCGGAAACGCATATACTCCTAAGCCAATGGTTTTGTATATGTACGACCAATTATCAGCAAGCTATAAGTTCAACAATGGAGGAAGTACAAGCCAATCAGTTTATATGCCTTTCGGTCAAGATGTGATTGATACCAACCTAAACTATACGCTTAACTTTAATCCTGACATCAGCACATTGACCTTGCAAACGGAAGAACGTACTTTATACGCAACGTATTACTCAGGGTATTTAAGCAACTTGTTTAACCTAAAGAATAGAGAAACCAAAGTAAAGACGAATCTACCTATAAGCTTACTTACTAACCTTGAATTAAATGACCGTTTGATTATTAGGGATAAACGGTATATGATAAACGATATGAAGTCCAACCTCTCAACAGGCGATGTTGACTTTACTTTATTGAATGATTTTAGAGATGTAATTAATGACGGAGCAAATGTGCCTATTGACCCAATAGAGCCATCAGATGGAGCGCAATGCGTTGATGTGAGGATATTGCTACCTAATGGTGCGGTAAGTGCTGCAATCACGACAACGGCTTCAGGGGTTACAATCACTCCGAGTAGCTTGACGGCAGATGGCTCGGTTAGTGTATGCATTCCAGCAAATACGGATTTACTTAAAATGATAGTAACCGAAGACGCAACCAAGAATATCAACTCAGAGGATTTCTTCCAGTTAAGAACTGAGGAGGGTGAGGCAGCTCTTTACATAATAACGGTAACATATACTTTTGCAGATGGATCCACAACGGCAAATCAAATATTTATACAACAACAACCATAATGTTAAAGAACATAATTGACTTATTACAAATAGACGATTTCTACGAGGGCAACCACGATGTCCAGGTAGCAAAAGGCTTATACAATTTAGAGACAGGAATAAAAGGAATTTACAAGCAAAAAAAGAGAATGCAGATTCTCAAAAAAACAAATTCAGAACATCTCAAAAAAATTAAAGAGCTATGAGTACAAGGCGAACTATTGACATAGATATTAAAAACAACGCTGGAGAAACGGCAAAGGATTTTGATAATTTAAGCCAAGCAACAAACAGGGCAGCAAAAAGCGTTGATAATTTAGATGCAACCTTTGAGGAGGTTTACGGAGAGTTACAACCGCTTACCACAAGAATGGGAGAGGCTGAAGACCGTCTTTACGAACTCGCACTTGCTGGAGATACAACAAGCAAGGAATACCAAGAGCTTTTAACAAAGGTAGGACAATATAGAAAGGTACAAATCCAAACTGACCTTGCAGTTGATTCAGCAGCTACAACATTAGGGCAAAAACTTGGAGGCGCATTAACAGGCGCAACAAGTGGATTTGCAGCGGTGCAAGGTGTAATGGGATTAGTAGGTGGAGAGTCTGAGCAACTTGAAAAAGCATTACTAAAAGTACAATCGGCTTTAGCAATTCAACAAGGCGTTCAAGGAATAAGAGAGGCAATACCATCTTTTAAGATGTTAGGTAAAACGGCAATGACCGCTTTAAAAGGCATTAAAACAGGAATAGCAGCGACAGGTGTAGGCGT